GGGACAGGAGGTGGAAGATGTCAACGTACACGTCTACTTTTGAATATCAAATTAATGACCTAATCGCCGCAGAATTTGAGGCGAGGGTGTATTTTACGATGCACGGCGGGCGCAGCCAAATAGGTGAAATTGAGATAGGCGCGGTAAATCCAGAAACTAACGACATCGAATACCAAGATTCCAAGCACACGCCTGACGATTTAAGATTCCAAGTTATCGCGGACATGCACGCGAACAGTATACATGACGACAGAATGTACGAAATCTGGCGCACCGATAAATTTGATGAGCTTGCAGATTTTAAGCGCGACCACCTCAAGGATCGCCAGATGGACGCCGCACAGTGAGCGCCCTATCCACCACAGTTTTTGCAGATGAGAAGTCTGCTATTTCGCACGCTATTTCGGAGCGGGGGCGGCGGCTACTCACGCACACAGTCTATAGCTTTGACGAGTACTGGTACGTTTTTTCTTCGCAATCCACACCGCCTGACAGGATTGCCGACAACCCCAAGCATGAGGTGAGTTTATGATCGAAGCTAGAAATATCGCGATTGCGTTCTTGTTTGTCCTGGGAATGATGGCCGTGGCCTTGGAGACTGACATTGCAATTGAAGACACACACACAGTTTTCAGCCGATGATTATTGACCCCGCGACCATAGTCTGGATCGTCGGCTGCGTGGCAGTCTTCACCGCGCTGGTTTTGATGTCGTGGATGAGATGATGGGAAAACGCTCAGAATTTGAGAGAAAACCAAGAGACTTTTACCCAACGCCTTATGAGGCTGTTGTACCTTTGTTGCCGTTTGTTTGTGAAGACACTGTATGGGTTGACCCTTGCGCGGGTGATGGCGCGTTAATTAAACACTTTCAAAACCATGATATTGATATAGCTGGTAGTGACACCCACCCAATGGGGCCTGGTATTATAGAATTAGATGCGTTTAACCAATCTACAGAGAAGTGGTATGATGAGAATTGGTTTGGGATTGATGAGTGCGTGGCTGGGTTCATAACCAACCCACCTTACGACTGGAAAATACTAAACCCGCTAATTACCCACCTTTCAGACATGGCCCCGACTTGGCTGCTACTCCCTGCCGATATGATGCACAACAGGCGCATGGCAAAACACCTAGACCGCTGCGATATGATTGTCAGTGTTGGCCGAGTTAAATGGTTTGGTAATCAATCCGGCATGGAGAATAGCGCCTGGTATCTGTTTGATACAAACTTCACTGATGACACTTTATTCTTTGCAAGGGCAACATGACATTAACCCTCACAGCCCAAGCCGCAGCGGCATACGTCGGCTTTGGCGGTAAAGACCCTGCCACACAATTCCGCAACGCTGTCAAAAAGGGCGCGTTGCCACCCGCTGCTATAACTTGCACACGGCCACACCTATGGAGCCGCGCACAGCTAGACAATCACCTATCCGCCGCTAATAATGAGGCGTCCCAATCAGATAGCCTCATGGTGAAAATCAATGGTATTCGTTAAATTTAAATACATAGATACAAATATAAAGAAGGGCCGCGTTTACCGCTATTACAAGCGGGGTGGCCGTTCATACGGACGTATACACGGCGAACTGGGAACAGCCGAGTTCAACCGTGAATATGAGCGATTCAATGAAGGCTTTGGCGAGACTGTCAAAGAAACGGACACATTCAACGCCGCAGCCGCCCTATATATAAAGAGTGCAGCGTGGCGGGAGAAGTCGGACGGCACAAAGAAAACATACGCTGGCGCACTCAAGTTTTTACGGGAAACATTTGGCACAGAACCAATTGCCAGCTTTACCGCAGTTCATATTAATGCGTTCCGAGATCAAACGGCGCACCAACCGGCGACCTGTAATCTAAGGCTGGCCGTCATGGCTCAAGTTCTTCACGCCGCTGTGAGTAATGGCCTGATCCCGGTAAGCCCCATGCCTAAGTTCAAGAAATTGAAAACAGGCGAATACGCGCCTTGGACGACAGACGCTATCAACTTATTCTGGGGGCAGGGTAGGGCAGACCTCGTTCAAGTGGCTGCTATGGCTCTCCTGACAGGCCAAAGAAAGGGCGATTGCCTTAAAATGGCCTGGGGAGACGTTGAAGATGGTGGGATATGGGTTCGTCAGGAGAAGACGGATTCCAGGCTTTGGATACCAATTCATACAGAATTGCAAAAGGTTATTGACGGCTTGCCACGGTGCGCGTTGACGCTGTTGAGCGTAAATGGTCGCCAGTGGACAAAGACGAACTTCGACAACCAGTTCAGGGCCGAACGCAAGCGGTTGGGTATCCCGTTCGTATTTCATGGTTTACGGAAGAATGCAGCGACGGCACTTGCGGAGGTTGGCGGATCGACTAAGCAAATTAGTTCGATCACCGGGCAGTCGCCGGAAATGGTTGAGCATTACACCAAAGCCGCCGACCAAAAGAGGTTGGCAAAGGACATGATTTTGATGCTGGAAAAAAATAGGGGTGGCAAATGAACGATATAGTCCTTTGGAAAGTTGTATCGGAAATTTTCGGTGTGCCGGATGTATATTATTTTGAAACAAAAACAGATGCCAAATCATTCATTAAGTCGCAGTATAGTAGACAAATTGACGGCCTTGAACCAATTCGGGTTGCTGTGTGTAACAAGAAAACTCTTTTGATGGAAATCTCACAGGCTTCTGGCGCTGCGGTGGAAGTCGCACTAGCCGCGAAAGCCCATTATGAGAACAAGAACAGAACGTGAAACGCCGGAACTTTTCCTATTTTCCGCACTATATAGAGCTAAGTCATTGTTAATATTAAATTTACGATTAATCCTGTATTTCGTGATTTCCCTTTGTTTTCAAGGGCCTTCCGACGCAATAGGGTGTTTTAGCCCCTCCCGCAACCCGCAGAAACGCTTGGCCGGTTTTCTAAACTGCGGAACTTTTGGGGGGCTGAATTATGCTTGATATTTCAAATACGGCAGGCCCCCCGCGTGACGGGGAATGGGTACTCTGATATTCATAAAGTAACCCTGTGATTATCAGAGTGGTCATTGTTATATCGGCTTATCGTAATACCTCCAACCAGCAGCGCGAACAGCCCTGTAGATTATATGTCGTCGCCAACCAACATCGGCTGACTCCATCATCTCTAAGAATAGCTTATCAACCCACTCCCGCGCTGGTTTATTGCCCAACATTGAATAGTAATAATCATGGATTACAGCGGGACGATTCCACCGACCTAATTTGCTGACTGAGCGGACCCAGCCCGGAATTGACGCAAGGTCTGTCACAAAACCAGATGGTACAGTGATGACTTTCCCATCAAGCGATTTATAGACAAGAGGAGCGTGGAGTTTAAAAGTTTTGCCGTCGTTTAGGTCTTCAATTACCAGCGGGGTTTGAAATGTCATTTGTCACTTTTCACCGTAAATTTGAACAACCGCCAAGATCAGAAACACACAAAAAAGCGTGAATACGATCTTGGCGAAACAGAGCATTACGAAATAAGGTCAGCCACTGCGCGTAAGGCTGCGGCGACTTGTGATGCGTCCAGCCCAAAATAGGCCACCGCTAGAGCGGCCAGAGCGTTAGAAACCTTCGGATTCTCTTCAGCTTTATCGCTGCCGAATTTTAGGAATTTTGGCAATAAGGATAGCATGATATTTCCTCCTGATTTAAGTGGTGGTTGGGTACGTGTCTTAGTATGACCACACTGTGGGTCGTGGAAAATTGTCGTCCGTGATGTCGTCAAGGTGGATAAATCGAACAGATTTATTGCCCTTTTGCTGAACTCCTAAACCCGTAAAACCGTGGTTGTGGGCGTGCCAAAGGATTTCATTTGCGTAAGCACCGTAGACTCGAATATCGACGGCCCGACCGTGCGTGTGGACGCCGAGCATCTGACCTTTTTTTGTCTTCTTAGCCTCTATCGGATGCTCCGGGCATCGGTACGCGGACGACACTATCAGAGGTGCCGCGTAGGCCGTCCTCATGCGTTCAAGGCGGTTCATAGTGGCGCTGTGCATGTCCACTTGCCCGCAATGTTTGCAACTCATTTCTTCTGGCCCAAAATGGGAATACGGCCAATCTGTTTTCAAGACTTGCGACCAGTGTTTTCTCATAATGATTCGCCCATTGCTAAATACGCCGCGCCGTCAACGTGGTCGTCGGAGTTGTGTGTGCCTGTCAGCATCCTGGCGACCTTTAATAGTGCCATGCAGATTGCCACCTGTTTCGCTGTGACCGTGATGCCAAAAACAACCGACCAGAGGGCCGCTATTGTTTGGTGGCATTCATGGTAATCGCCGTGACTTGCAGCCCTTGGACCTGTCACCAATTCAGCCGCTTGCATCAAAACCTCGTCTGGGTTCATTTTTACCTCAACATTTGTGGGTTTACTGTGTGGCGGGACACTTCGCCAAATTCTTCGTGCAGGATGATTGCTTTCTGGTCGCGCATTGACCTATACCCCTGACCCGCCGCCCAAGCATCCTCTGGGGGCAGTATGCGGAAGGACTCTACCTTTACGCCCATAAAGTCTTTTGCAGTTTCGTGGTGAATGTGCCCGGTCCACCATGTTCGGAAACCACCGGCAGTTTCGCCCCAATCTTTCGCCCGATCCTGGGCCATGATTAAGGGGAGGTTCGCCATCTTTGCACCGTCGCCGTGATGCACACCGACAAGGTTTTGACCGAACCGTATGTAATGGTAACGGGCCGGGGATGTATCAACAGAAACGCGGTCTTCGTCTTCGTAGATATTATGAAGGGCTTCTCTGAGGAACACACTCGACGCTGTGTCGTGGTTCCCGACCTCAACGATTACGTCACAAGTGCCATGTATTGAAAGCGTAGCCTTTATCATGTACCGAACAGACCGTATTGCTGCCCTGACGACCTTATGAAAACGTGAATCCGCATCAAGGTGCGTTCCATGCGGGGTCATATTTTTCATTGAATCAAAATGCAAAAAATCTCCGAGAAGAACAACTGCCGAACGGCCACAAGCGGGGGAAGCCGCCACGAGGTAATCCGTCGCGCCCGTCAGCATCTTTTCTGCAATGGATAGGTCGAAATCTTCTGCCAAAGTTTCTTCGGCGTGGGCCATCATGCCTATATGTGCGTCACCAATTGGGTAGCACGCCATCAAATTAGATTGGGTGTTTTTAGGTGCCTTAATGGATGGGGATTTAGGAAGGTCGGAAGCGAATGCCTCGCAAGCCTCTTGGATCATTTCAAGTTGGCGCTCTTTATCTTCCTGGCCTTTAACCCATTGTATTTTGATGTTGCCTTGGTCGTCGTAGAGTGTGGAAGTTCCTCTGAGTTTAAAGCCATCAGGAACGGGCTTATTCATATCGTGGCCTGGGGAGTATCCTTGGCGGGCAGCATGTTTTGTTAAATTATTCATGGAACGGTCAATGCCGCGACGGTCCATATTTAAGGCTAAAGCCGCCTTGGAATGTGAGCCTGTTTCTTCGATTACATCTATATATTCAAGCTGCTTCTGTGTCGCATACTCGCGGAGGCCGTCATACATAAATCGCCCAATCTATCGTTAAAACAAAATAGACGTGGTATCGCTAAATTATACAACATATAGTACATATATGTACGAAATAACGCTATATTTTGTCTATTTAGGTGGAAATGCCGGGTTTTTTTTCTCCTGTTTTTACACCAACTGGAGTCATCATTAATTCGTAAATCTGTTTTAGAGAATAGCTTTGGAGGGTTACGACACAGCCATTCTGGACGATTGCCAGCACAACGCCGATCCTTCCCTGGGCGTGAACGATGACAACTCTTGTGGTTTCGTCCACCGGCAAATCTGATGCTGGGGGGCTGTTGTTGTAATGCCCGATAATCGTAGTTTTTGCGCTGAGTTTGCTGTCGTCTTCAATTTCTTTTATCATGATATTCACGCCGGGATTCAATGCGCCTGTCTCCGTTTTCCACTCATCAAACATCTGTGTGTTGCATACGTCTTCGGTTTCCGGGGTTGTGACGCAGCCCGACAAGGCAAACAAAAAAGCCCCCGCCAATAAAGGACGTACAGTCATAAGCACGGCTGTTTTTCCTTTTGCCATGCCACCCGCCACCGCCAAACCAAAAAAGCAATGGATAATGTGACTAGAATTATCGACATCGTGGTGCTAATAACGCCTAACCAATCCGCGACAATTGTTACAGCACCGGGGGCAATGGCGGGGGCTGTTTTTATGACCGCTTGGATGGTGGGGTCGTTTAAGGGCGTCACGCCCCATACTCCGTCACCCGTAGGCTGGACGCCAGAACACCGCCATATTTTCTTGCGGCAGAGATGCCGTTAAAAGTGAAAGTTCCGGCTGTGGTTCCCGCACGGACTTTAAAAGTTGTGGCGGATATTGTTCCCGCCGCCATTTCATGCCTAAAAACGATTGCCTGTACATGGCCCGTTGTAGAGTCTGAATATAGACCACATGCCAGCGCGTCTGCCGTTGCGTCTTGGAATAAAGCGGCTGCGCCTGTTCCGGATACGGAATCGGAACCATTAACGACAACTTCGATAACTAAGCGATTAGCGGTATTTTTAGGTGTTATTGTTGCTGTCATGTATTCGTCACCCTCTGTATTCTGAGGTATCGTGTCGTCATCGGGTATGGCAGTGGTCCCAGAATCGGCAGCGGTATCACTGGTGTGTACCGCTTGCACAAAGCCGCCGATAGATTGGCGTAATGTGCTGCCGCTCTCGCCAACGAAATCAGTGCCGTTGCCGACCATAACAACGCTTTCCGTGGGGGTAATACCGGACACAGACGCAGCCGATACGCGGCTGTAACTTGTCATACGCCAATCGCCCGTGGCGTATTCCACGAACTCTGCCTCGTCGCCTGCAACGGTCGTAATGTTCGCCCCGCCCAACAACACCAAATCTGTGGCGTCATGGGTTAGAACCAAGGCACTGTCGAAATGCAACCTAACAACCGTACCAATGCCCAACGTTCCGATACTGGTAATGGCCGTGGTGCCGGTGATGTCCCAATAATTTCCCGTGCTGGTGAGCGTCAAAGCTGTGGCAGATGCAACGTCCGCACCCTTAGACCATCTGACTTGCTGGCCGTTAGTCTCAAGTGGCTCTGATAGGATTAGCGCCGTCGCACCACCAAAAACCGGGTCCATCGTCGTAACCGTGACATCTGCGGAGGTTTTAAGAACCACCTTATAAGTCAGCACAGAGAGGAAAATATCAGCAAACCGCCCCGACGAATCCGCGACCACAGGGTTGGAATTTGCCGAACTAAGCGCATCGTTTGAGTATGTGTTTATGGGGCTGCTCGTGCCTGTCGTGTAGAAGTATAATTTGGCACCTGACAGAGGATCGCCGTTGGCGTCCAGAGTGCTTTCAAAGGGGAGGTTGAATCTTTCAGCCATTTAGAGAGTTCTCCATAGAAAAACCCCGCAAAATGCGAGGCTGGTTTTAAAACGGCTTAACAATGCCGCGTGTTGTGGTAGAGTCGATTTATGCGATTAAAGTTTTTGTTGTTTTCCGTGTTCGCCACAATTTATCCATGGGGGTCTATCCGTGCTGGGATGGCCGTGATGATAATTATGTGGCTGTTTATTGTTGCACGGTGGGCGCTGCGGGGTTTCCCTGACCAACCTGTTTGGCAAATGCTCCAATCGCCTGTTGTACGCCAAGGTCGCCTCGACCAATCTGATAAAGTTTAGCTAGATGGGACGTAAGCTGAATACTTGATTTTCCGCTTGTTCCAGCCAACCACCTGACGAAAGCCGGGGTGGTCATAAGTTTAGCCGCCACCGGAGACGAAACGAGGGCGGTTATAGTCCCGATTTGTGTGGCGTCTGCCAATAGTCCCATGCCCGCAAAAAATGGTATTGCGCTTCTCGCGGTATTGCTGTGGTTCGTCAGTTTTTCAGCGTTTTTAAGTCTTTCTGCAACGCGAGATAAAGCCTCTATTTGCATCCATAAACCCCCGCGCCCCGACCCTGCAAACAACGTATTTTTAGCGGACTTTGATAGTTTGTTAAAGTTGGTGACAAACGTATTTGCTGAGAAACTAACAGCATCCGTCACGCTATCAGACGCCGCCGTTGGCTTCCCCATATCCCGAAGAATAACCGCTGCAATTTCTTCAAATTCGTCTTGAGGCATTGACTTTTTAATTGCCCTAAGTCCGGCAGCACTCGCGCCCGCGCCTTGCTCTTTGGAAAGGGTCATAATTGCGCTAAATGCGTTTTCTCCAGATTGCCCATCCTTTAACAACTTAGAAAGCGCACCCTCTATTCTTGTGCGGCCCGCCTTGAAATATTTATTTGCACGTTGGAAGTCACGGAGCGCGTTACTTGAAGAACCGCCAGCCCTTGCAGCCACATCCTTGCCATTGGCAGCCGATTCAAGGTCTTTCGTCAACCCACCATAGAGCCTCTTTAAATCCGCCACATCCATATCTTGTTTGATGATGGGCTTATTAATGAGTTTGCCGATTTCAGTTCGTAGCAACTTCACATCATTAAGAGATAATTGGCCGCTATTGCTATTTTCCAAAACCTCGCCAATGTTCTTTAGTGTGGGGTTCTCAAAAACTGCGCCCAAAGTTGTGTTGGAGAACTGCTTGAATTTACCCCTTGCCGAGTTTATTGCATTACCAACAGATATCATTTCATCGTCTGCAAAATTCTTAAAGAAACGGTCGTACAAGACGCCAGATTTTTGTGAGAAACTTGTTTTCTTAGTTGGCGAGGATATAACAATTTCATCCGAAACAGCGACTTCTTCTGCCCGTTTCACAAAGTTCGATGCACCTTGTCGCGCCGTGTTGCCCGCTGCGTCTTTCCCTGTTGTCGCGCCGAGGTTCCCCGCCATTCTTTCAGCGGAATTACCAAGGGCTTGCAAGTCGGCTGTCCTCGCTGTTTGAACGATGCCCCCTGTCGTAGGCACTTGGTCAACGGCATTCTCTAGCCCTTGTGCGCCTCTACCCCCTACGGTAGCAGCCCTCGGCTGAACGCCTACAGCGTCAAAATCCTTTATGGCCTCTTTCGCTGCACTAGGTTTTGCTACAGACGCAAGGCGGGATACAGGCGACGTAACAGCGCCAAACCCCAATACACGGCCCAATGATGCCGCTGCATCTTCGTCTGTGGCGCGTGTTCTTCCGAATACGGAAAATCCGTCGTTGTCCCTCAAAACTACGTGCTTCTTGGGGTCAAATTCAACAGCACGGCCATTGCCCAAGTCTATGATGGGGTTGCCGCCATCGTCTTGTGCGATAGTGCCAAGCCTTGCTCTGTTAGGCTTTCCGCTAAACCCCTGCGTGACAGGGCTTGTCCCTTGCTGCGCTGCAAATAACTGGTTAAGCATCCCGCCAGTAATGTCGCTCAATTTCCTGGCTATGCCCCCACCATAAATTGGTGGTGCCGTACTCGCAGCCAACACAGGGTTCCCGGTTTCAGGCAGTTTCTTTGGCGCGGGGGAAGCGATAGGGGTGGGGGGGTGTATCCCCCGCCTCGCTAATTCAGCAACCGCCGCCCGCTTGTTTAGTTCTTTTTGAGCTGCCAACTGTTCCGGTGTCATTTTGGTTTTACCCCTTGCGCTATGGCCAGGAGTTCTTCTGTAGTAAGTTTTGGATAGTCGGTGGTTTGTGGGTTTTTGATAGCTGCCTTTCCCCGTAAATATTTAGGGTATGGGAGGGGAGACGAAAGCATGTCAGACGTTGCATCTGGAACAACCCGCCCCCACTTCAATCCTGGGATTGATTCAACAATAGACCTAAACCCATCAATCCTAGAAATGTGTGTGGCTGACCCGCTGGCATACAAATCTCGCGCCATATCAGCCATGTGACGCCGGAGGTTGTCGTCCAGAACATCGCCCTCTTTTTTATTCTTTACCCATGCTTTTAGTCGATTGGTCGTGCTTGCTGCGGACTGTATAAGCTCCACATCCTCGCCGCGAACCACAGCGTCATCTATTAACCTCTGATATGCGTTTATCGCAGCAATGTCACCAACACCATTACGGGATTTTAGACCAGCATAAACATTATTTACAGAACGCCGTAGCTTGGTCGCTTTGTCGAGAATTGGCTTAACTTCGCCTCGGAATGTCTTATGCTTATCAAATGCTGTTTTGCCTGAAACTTTTATCAGCCCTGTTTTATCATATTGATAGAGAACGTTAGAGTCGTAGTTGCCCCCTAACGCTTCCTGCGCCTCTTCTGGTGTGAGGATTCTTACGCCCCCTGTTGGTACCTTGATATTGGCGGCATGTTGTTTAGGTGTTATAAGATTATTGTCTAAATCGGATTTTGATTTCGCCTCGTCGGTGTACGGAGTAATCTTGGTTGCAACCTTGGCCGCAGTTCTGTGGTATGTGGCGACCTGTTTTGGGTCAAAGGTAATTGGCAAATCATCATGTTCAACCAGCCCTGCGTCGATCATACTCTGACGCCTTCCACCGTAATTTTCCGCCGTGACATCCGCGCCTAACGCCCTTGAAATATCTCCGATTTGCTTAATTCTTTGTTCCCTGACGCCCTTCTTTTGGGATAAGATGCCCGCCGCAAGCTCGTCACTTTTCTTTAATACGTCAAAGCCCGCTGGACCGTGAATCCGCACAATATTATCTCGCGCATCCTGACCGCCACCAACCAACGCCGCAGCATCCCGCCGCAGCATATTAGTCCGTTGCGCTTTATCCTCTGCCGCCACCAAGTTCGCCCGCGTCACTTGCTGATTAAGCTGGTTCGTCTGCATGTTGGCTTCGTGAGCCTGACCTTGCCGAGCATGGCGCTGGCCCGCTTGGAATGAACCGGCAATGTTGGAAGGCTTGCCCATCAGGGCTACGAGTTGAGGCATGTTAATAACCCCTCCGTGGGTCTACATATCCGGGCCTGTTCCATTGAATGTTGGATGATCCGCCGCCGGGAGTGCTACCGCCGCCCCCGCCCGTGGCGTACCCCGTCGCCATTTGACCGGCGAATTTTGCGCCCTCGCTCAACGTATTATTAATGGCGTTTTTCTTGCCCATGAAACGCGAAGCGTCATAGCTGCCGATGTCCATGCCGTAGCCGTCAATCTGTGCGCCTAAGCTCCGCCGGGAACTACCGGCTGAGTTGGTGGCCGACAAGCCTCGGTTGGCGACATCGCCAAGCTGATTCACGCGGGTGTTGTAGGTTTGATCCGCCAACCCTTGACCAAACTGCGTCAGAGCCTTCAAGCGGTTACCTGAACCAAGCATCCCCGCCGCCGACGAGTTCCCGCTTATTGCCCTGTCGCCTTCTTGTCTTTGAAATTCATATCCCGGCGAGTTTCTAAGTGCTTCAAGCTGGGCAGCCGGATCGCTGCCGTCTGTCCCCAACAGTGTGGATTCAGCACCAAGCGCGTTGGTGCCGCTGTCCAGGTAAGGTTGGTAGGTCGCTTGAATCTCGCGGTCCCGCTGTTCTGCCGCTAACTGTGCGCCACGGGCAGCGTCCATTTGACGTTGTGCAGCCTTTTTCTCCGCACCGCCGAAAAATTGATCTCCGAGCCAACTCATTTTTTTACTTGCTCCATGCTATTTCATTCTCACAATTAATTCATCTTCTGGGCGGCATTGCTGTTGATGATGCTGGTGACTGTGCCATT